GTCTACATCTAATGCTTGTAGCCAATCCTCATCAAGTGCATTTTCACTATCAAATAATACTACTTGACAGCCTTGCTCTTGTGCGTTCTTTACTAAGTTACCAGAACAGATAAAACTTTTACCCGAACCAGACTCTCCAGCAAACACACTTACTTTACCCAAAGGAACTCCCTTTTGGAAGTCCCCACTAATTAGGTAGTTAAGAGTGTAGTTGCCAGTTGAAATCCAGTCTTGCGGATCATGAAATCCAGCACTAATGCCAGAAATACTTTTCGTGATGCCTGTTCTAAACTTTGTTAAGTCAAATGGTTTCTGCATGATATCTCCTTATGTTCTGTTTCTAATCATATTAAGGATATCATCCGCACTTGGCTTCTCTCCTGATTCCGCCGCTGGTGCCGGTGCTGGTGCTGTTGCTACAGGTTCTGCTGGTGCAGGTGCTGTTGCTGGAGCCTCAGTTGCCGGTGCAGTTGAAGATGGTACAACTGCTTCTGCCAGAGGGGCAGTAGATTGTGCCTGTACTGGAGGTGTAGTTTCTTGTACTTTAACTGCTGATGCAGGAACATCTACGCCATATGGCTTATAGAAGTTACCCCATTTTTCAACGTCGTAAAGTTCACCGTCTACACTTGCTTGGAACATTTCGCTAATTGCGTTTAGTTCTGCTTCGCCTGGTCTCTTAGGTAAGTAATCAGCCAATGTGTGCAAACCATTTGTATCAATAGCCGCAAGTTCAGTTTCATCTAATGCTCTTTCTTTACGAGCCCATTTAGAAGTACTGTAGTCTGCGTATTGACCTTTAGTTGTTTTCATTACTCTGAAATCTGTACCATTCATGTAATCAGTTGGTAGGTTTTCCATATCTGGGTCCATCAATGCTGATTTAATAATGTTAAAGATTTGAGGTGAAATAACAAAACGTCTGATTGGATTCTCAGGTGATGTTTCGTTAAGTGGGTTTTCAGTTACAAATCCATTAAAAATGTAACTTCTTTTTTTCCAATACTTACGACCCATATCTTCTAAAGAAGGATCTTTAAACCAAGGTCTAACCTCAGTTAGTACTGGACAAGTATCGCCGTACATTTCTGCACATGGTACTTGTACTGTTACAGGTTTCATCTCACCACCTTTTACACCAGGGAATGTAAGACGAATCATTTGTCTTTCAACCCAGAAAAAAGTGTTGTTAGTATCCGCGTCAGGCAAGAACCTCAATGTTGCTGAAGTGCCTTCGTCGATATTCCAGTGTGGATAAATGGCGTTGTCGCCGCCTGTTGATGATTGGCCAGAACTTTTGTTGTTCTCCATGCTTGCCAATTTAGCCCTTATTTCTGCCAAAGATGCTATAATAATTTCTCCTTATATGTATTTGCCATGTTTGTAAACATTTCTGTTCACTGTGCCTTATTTTATATTCTTTGTGCCATGTTGTCAACCTTTTTATACTATTGTTGACAAATAGTTTGTTTTACATAGTCTATTTACTAGTAATATTGATACTGCTAGAAAAATTCTGGCCGTCTTCTACAAAACTACTAATAAAGTCTTCATACTTATCAACTTCGCTAAAACTTTCTGAATAAACAGGTCTGTTGTTGCCTGCTGATAAAAGACTTGCCTTAACTGCTCGGTATTCAAATGGATCTAATCCACCACCTGCGTTAAGTTTGGAACCTATGCTGTCCAAATAACTTGCTAATTTATGATCTTTTGCTGTATTACTTAACTGTGAAACTTGGTAACCTAACTTAGCATTTGCATCTGTAAAGTCTATTACGTCACTTTCTGCTAACTGATCTTTAACACCGTCAAATGTCTCTGATTCAATTGCTTTAACAATATAACTTTCAAATGCCGTTCTTCTTGTTGAAAGGTGTTTTAATGTATCAACTGCATTTGCAATTTTATCATCAAAATGTGTTTCAGTGAACTTGCTTTCTAAATCTATATCGTCTTCCAATATTTCAACATTACTATATTCGCTTATACTTTCAACTGCTGTTGCATAAGTTTTTACTCCACTTAATTTCTTAAATGAACTTTTTATATCATTGATATGTTCTTTTGCTAGTGTTACAAATGTTTGGTTATCTTCGTTTACTAAACCTTGTTTGTTTACATAACCTACAAAGCCTCGTAATGTTTTAAGATCTTCACACATTTTTACAATGCTTTCGCCAATTGTATCATGCATAACACCACCGTTATATATGTGTCTTGCCATTGCTCTAGCACCTGCTAAATTTCTACTTGGGAAAGCAATTCGTTCTTCATTTGCTTGTATAAAAATTTTACTAATATTTCTGCTTCTAGAGCCTCTTATTTCTTCATTCACAGGCTTGTTGTGTTTAACAACAATTTTAACACTATCTAATGGTTGATAACTTGTTTTTGTAGATCCAAATGCTGAACCTAAACTTGCTTCTTGTACTACTGCCATATCTTTCTCTTTTGTCTTTGCAACATTTACTGTTTCACTTCGTGGCTTTAGTGTTTTACCAAATACTCTAAAATCTAAATTCATTAAAAAGTCTCTTGCAAGGTGGTCTAATTGTTTTCTTAAAGTGTCAATATCTTCTGAATTTTCACTAACACTTAACTTAATTTCTTCTGTAGAAACATTAAGTGTAACTAATAAGTTTGGATCTTCAACAAAGAATCTTATTGCTTCTGCTGGATCTCCGACCACGTCGCCATTTTTATCAAATTTGTCAACTGCATAACCATAGCCTTTTAATAAATTAAAAATTCTATCTGCAACTGTATTTACACTAATAGCCATTGTATTTATCTCCTACTTGTATTTATCTAAAGAAGGCCAATTGGCATGGGTTCGTCATACTCGTCTTTAAATTGATCCAGGTCGTCATCTCCGTTTTTGCCACTTAAACTAGCATTTATTACATTAAACACATCATCCTCAAAGGTACTTATATAACTGACCATTCGTACAGCAACTAACATCGATGTAACTAAGTCATCTGTTTCGCCAGGCTGGCCGCCAAAACTATTACCACGTGCAACAAAGTTTTTTAGTTCACTTATAAATGCTTTACTCTTAATGTTTATCTTTTCATTTTCTATAAATCTTTTTAATAAGATGCAACCTTCCATTTTTGTTTTACTGCTCATATGGAAACCTTTACGTCCTTTCTTACCTTGAACTTTTACTGGATCGTGTAAGAATGTACCTGGAAAACTTTCTTCACCTGTATCTCTAATCACAACAAGTGCCGCCTCTCCAATACTATTATTTTCTATAGTCCAATAAATTTCTCTTGCGCCGTAGTTTTGTATCTCTTTAAGTATCTCCATCATGTTTCTAACTTGGCCTTCAATAGGTGTTTTATTATGACACCATTCTGCTACCTGTATCATTGATGGTAATTCTACTACTTGTATAGCGGAATTATCTCCGCCTGTTCCTGCACTAGGGTCTAGACTTACAACATACATATTGTCTTGTGTAGGTCTTTTGTACCAACGTGTTTGACCCATTTTATACAAAGGTTCAGTTGCCTTCATAGTTGCTAATTTTAAAGGATCAATAAGTGTTTCGTTATATATAATGAATTCACAGTCGTGTTCACGTCTAAATCGTTCTTCACCAATTCTGCTTTTTTCTTCTTCTGCCCATATATCAGTTCTATCAGGATGTTGACTCCATGTAGCAAGATATCCTTTAAAACCATTTATACCTACCTCTTGTGAATTACCATATTCATCAACAGTTTTAATTGCTTGATTCCATATCATAGCAAAAGTATCTTCGTCACTGTTAGGTGTACTAGTAACAATACACTTACCACCTGTACTTAATGTTGGTGACAATGATGTCCAAAATTCACTTGCTATTCTAGGAGGTACGAACGCAAACTCGTCTAAGTATACTAATGTTAGTGACATACCTCTACCAGTGTTTTCAGTTGTTGTACTTGCTACAATTCTACTGCCATTATCAAAAGTAATACTCATTTTATTGTATTCACTTACACCAGCTCTAATGTGGTCTGGTACACTTTCATATGCATATCGTATACGTTGCATAATCTCCATTGCACCTGCCGCCTTGTGAGCCGCTACTAGTATTGTACTGTCTGGTTTAAACATAGCAAACCAAAGTAAGTATCCTGCCGCTACAGTAGTTTTACCCATCTGTCTACCCAGCATGTTTATACTGTAACGATGTTCGTTATAGTTTACAATTAAATCTTCTTGGTAATCAAACGGTTCAAATGATATGCCACCTCTTGTAGGGTGTTGTATTTTAACATACTTCTTCATAAAAAACATTGGACCTGTGATGGCATCACAACACTTTTGGAAGTCTTGCAACATCTCAGGTGTATATTGAATTTTTGAATAGGCTGGTTTGACCAGCTCAGTAGTAACTGTTCCTTTAGGCATAATATATATTTATGCTATTATCTAGGAGTTTTGGCTGTTTTTTAAGTAACTTAGTAATCTGTCTTTAATTACACTTGTTAGAACTGCTTTATCAGTGCTGTATGCAGGATTTTCTTGTTCTGCATCGCAAGGTGATTCTTCGCTGTGATCATGCCCTGGGCATTCACATTCTGATCCTGGTTTGCCGCAGTCATCACATGTTTCCTCTTGTTCTACATCAGTATTATCTGATTTGGGTAATGTAATACCTGCTAATTTAAGTACATCGTGTAACTCATCCATGCTTTTTGCATTAGCACTTACTGTTACACTTGCATCGCCTTGTGTTTTAGTCTTAGTATAAGTAACATTCTCATTTTCTTCTGATTG